AGGCCGTTGGCGAGCTGGATCACCTTTTGCTCGCCGGTCAGCTCGGCATATTCCCGCGCCAGGTCACGCGATTGCGCCGCGCCCTGGGCTTGCTCCTGGAGCCCCTGCACCCTGGCGAACGCCGCCTGGTCCTTCGCGGCCCGGCTCGCGGCCACGCCCTGCCCGATTGCCGCCAGGGCCGACCCCGCGCTCAACACCTGGGACAGCGTGACGACGCCGGAGCCAGCCGCAGCCGCCCCAGCGCCCGCCGCAGCACCGGCCCCGGCCCCTGCTGCACCAGCGCCCGCAAACATTGTGCCGATGGAGGCGGCGGCGCTGGAAACCGCCGTCCCGATTGCCATGAAAACTGTTGCCATGCCCGCCTCCTTAAAACCGGATATCGTAGGTTATCGACCGCAGGAGGAACGGCATAGGCTCGATCTGGGTGATCTCCACCGTCGGCTCCTTCTGCCAGCGGCCGAGCCCGCCGATGCGCTTTGGCCCCGTGAACAGAACCTCCTCCAGCGTCGGGTCCATCAATCCGCTGTCGTAATTCTGGAGCGACACTTGCCGCGCCCGCCCGCCGTCGTGCCCCGTGATCGCCACCGCGCCCGTGCGTTCGAGCTGGAGAAGCGCGCGGAAGATGCGCATGTTCTGCATCGTCGGAGACAGCTCGCCCCGGCCCTTGAACGGGTGCAGGACAATCCTCGGCACCTGCTTGAGCCCAACCTCGGCCGAGCTGGCATAGGTCGCCGTTCCCAGGTCGATGGAGCCCGAGGCCACCGTGAAGGCACCGAGCGGCAAGCCGTCGCCATGCACCTCAACCTCCTGCCCCTCCAGCCAGGGATAGGCCGACACGTCGATGGTCGAGCCGGAGCCAGAGATCGAGATGCTGCAATCCGACATGAACGCATCATCGAACTGCTCCAGGAAATGCCACTTCGCCCCGGTCAGATCGCGCTCGACCACCGCGAACGCCTCGCCCCCTTGCGTCGTGGCGAACTCCAGCGGCTTGCCCTGCGTCTTGACGCGGAAGAAGCCCGTCACTTGCTGGGCGCGGTCGATCACGATCATGGCCGCTGGCACCTCGTTGCCGTTGCGGTCGGTGCCGGTGTTCGCCGCCAGGAGAAGCGTTGGCTCGTCCACGTCGCGCGCGCGCCGCAACACCAGAGATCGAGGCGACGACATGAGGTGCCCGGCCAGGAGCGACACCGGCTCGGCCGAGTAGCTTTGCTCGGTGTCGGTGAACAGGTATTCGCGCAGCGCCCGGCCGTTGCGGTCCACGAACATGGTGCCGCCCTGCACGTCCACCGGCTTTACCTCTGGGCTCGATCCGTGGCGGCTCGTCACCTTGAGCGCGATGTTGTCGATGGTGATCGGCTCGTCCGGCACATAAAGCTCGGCCGAGCTGGTGAATATCTGGAGGTGCCGCCCAGGATAGATGTTCTGGATCGTCACCTGATCGTCAATGTTCGGCGCGACCACGATAGGCGATGCCGCCACCGGGTCCGCGTCCTCCTTGAAGTCGAACAGCGCGCCCGCCCGGCTTCCCACCAGCACGTCGGGGCGCGCCTTGAAACCGCCCATCCAGTGCCTGCCCTGGTAGAACGTGCCGCAGCCCGGATAGCCGCGCGTTGCGCTCCAGAGCGCGTCAAAGTCCTTCTTGCCGAACTGCTTGCGGGACAGCACCACCGTGCCGTCGCCGGTCAGAATGTCGATCACCAGGATCGGCCAGGGCTTCTTGCCATCCTTGCCGGTGAACTCGACCTCCAGCTCTGCGTTCGCGCCCGACCCCTCGTTCACGCGCACCGTCACCGACGTGATATCGGTCAGGCCCTCGATTGCCGCCTCCAGGTTGGCCGCGTTGGTCGATGCCGTGCCTGTCCACACGATCTCGTCGCTGGCCTCGCCGTTGTATTCGACCAGGAGCTTGTGCCCGCTCGCCATGTCGTCAAAGCGCAGGAACTGGATTTCATTCTCGCCGCCGCCAACGTTGCCGCTGTCAAAGGAGAACTCTGTGATGGTGTCGAAGGCCAGGGCGTTCGAGCGCCAGTCGGTGTCGCTGCCGAGGCGCTGCACCACCCAAGGCGCTTGATCCTGCTGGTAGAGGATCAGCGTATCCAGGTTCGGCGCGCTCTTGGCCGCTGCCGCCTGGGGGTCGGTGTGCGGGATCGCGGCGCAGGCCACCCATGCCCCATCGCTGCCTCGGAACACGTCGCAGCACCCGGCCGTCAGCACCAGGATATACTCGTCCTGGATCGTCGCGGTCAGGCGGTGGATGGAGAACTGCCCCACGGTCGCGCCGCTGCTATATCCGGCCTCCAGGTGCATCTCGACTTGGGACAGCTCGACGGTTGCGCCCTTGAGATCGACGGCAGAGGGGTTGTCCACGATCACGCGCCAGTAGCGCGCGGTGCCTAGGAGCTGATCTGGAGCCGCTGCGAACCGCCGGTCATAGGCCACGTTGCCCACGGAAAAGGTTGCCGCATCCGTCCAGGTCGACCCGTCGGAGCTGCGCTGCAAGGTCAGATCGGCCGACGTGACCCCGGCCGGGAACTCCACCACGCGCAGATCGCGCGCATCCACCAGGGAAACAGCCTGTGCCGATCCGAGATCGACGCGCAGCACCTCGTATGCGGTCGCGGTTCCGATGCCCTTCACGGCCGTGCCGCCCGAGCTGTAGGAGCCGAGCGCCGAGCTGTCGAAGCCATCGAGCGAAAAGGTGTCGGCCGTCAGCACCGTGATCGCGCCCTGGTGGCCGTTGATCGAGGTTGCCAGGATTTGCTCGGCCGTTCCGCCCGTCGAGTATGCCGTGAAGCCGGTGCTGTTGGTTCCATCCAGGGAGAACGTGTCGCTGGTCAGCACCGTGATCGTATAAGTGTCGTTGTTCAGCTCTGTCATGCCGGAGATGCCGGTGATCTCGATGGTGTCGCCGGTCGAAAACCCATGCCCTGCCGCTGTGATAACGCAGGGGTTTGCCTGGGTCGCGTTGGTGATCGAGGCGGTGACGCCGCTTGGCACGCCCATGCCCTCCACCCCGTCGATCCGCACGCGGTCGCCGGTCGAGTATCCGTGCCCGGTGGCCGTCACCACGGCCGGGTTGGCGTTCGAGATGCCGCTGATCGCCTTGCTCGATCCAGTCTGGAAAAGCGTCGTCTCGTCGCCGTCGGTGAGGTTGCCGGTGGTGCCGCCGTTGGTGCCGGTGACGGTTGCGCCGCCCAGGCTGATCTCCGAGATCGGGCCGCGCTGGAGCGCTCGATACCGCCACCCCTCGCGGCGCTTGGCCCCGCCCTGGGGCAGAGGCACGGCGTTCTCGATGATCCTGGCCGAGTTGTAGAAGAACGACACGTCCTCGCGGCTCCAGAGGAGCGGGTCGAACTCTCCGGCCGAAAGGCTGGTCTGAATGTGTCGGCTCGTCGGCATTACCGATACCCTCCAAAGCGCGCGCCCCAGATCGGATCGTGATCGTCCAGGAGCGAGCGGGTCGGATCGCCGGTGGCGTCGGCCTCGGTCGCGGTGCGAAGCAAGCCGCCCCGCCCGAACTCGCTCGGATTGCCATAGGCGATCTGCCGGTGGAGCTGTTCCTTGCTGGCGTTCTCGGTGACGGGCAGCGCCAGGGTCGCGGCAATGGCCTCGATTGCGAGCGTGTGAAAGTAGCCCGGCCATTGGCTTTCCGGCACGCGCCAGATGTATTCGATCACCACCTGGTCATAGTCCGCGAACAGCCAGCGCTCCTGTATCTCGTAGAAGAACACCTGCGGCGCGCGAGTTTGCGTCGAATTGAAAACGGACAGAGGCTTGCCCACGCGATCCGTGCGCAGGGTCGGCAGAAGGAAGGCGCGCTTCCATTCGTTCAGCGGCAGGCCCGCCGCGTCCTCGGCCAGCACCTTGCGCCGCGTGGCAAAGCTCCAGTCGTAGGAACTCAAGAGCTGGAGGATCGTCGGCTCATAGAGCTGGTTGACCTTTTCGGCCGTGTCGCTGTCCTCCTCAAACGAAGAAATCGCCGGTTCGCCCAGGCGAGCCAGCGCTTGCGATGCCACGTCCACTCTGCTGTCCGTCATGTCAGCCCCCTAAGAAAAAGGGCCAGGGCCATGACAGCCCCGGCCCGTCCCTCGCATCCACACCCCAGCGGATTAGGCGAAGGCGTCGATTGCCGCGATGGTCACGACACCGGCGCTGATTGCCGACACATGAGCGTCGAAATCGGCGTCCGAGGCGTGGATCAGGATGCGGTCGCCAACACTCAGAATGTCGGCGGCGGTGTTGAAGTATCCCGCGCCCTTGACGGCCGCTTTCGCGTCGGTCCCGGCGTTGTAGCTGAAAATCTTGATGCCACCGCCGGAGCCGCTGTGGTTCTCCAGTCCTTGCAGGTTGAAAGCCATGTTGCTTCTCCAGGTAAAGTTTCAGGAGAGGGCGAGCGCTAGGCCCGCCCCCTGGTGGCGCTTATGCGCCGTCCTCGTCGCAGGTGATCTCGACCACGCCACCGGCGTCGATCTCAATGGAACCGGCCGAGAACAGCATGTTGGCGAGCCAGCTCGTCTTGGTCGGGATGTAGTTGACCTCCATCCGCTGATCCATGCCGATTGCGTGCCCGATTGCCGACTTCGCATAGGCGAAGGTGGTGCGGTCGCCGCCGGTCAGGTCGAGCCCGCCTTCGGCGCGGGACGCGATCCACTTGAACGACATGCCGAGGAACTGCGAGATATCGCCGTTGACCAGGGCGCGCACCGTGTTGAAGTCCGCGCTGGTGGCCTCGGTTTCGCCCAGAAGTCCCTCACGCCCAGCGTAGGAGCCAACATAGGTGATATCCTCGTCCTCGCCCACACCGTTGTCGCCCAGGAGGCGCGATGCACGGCGCAGCTTGTCCACGTTCAGGTTGGAGTTGCCCCCGCCGATGGAGCTTGCCACGGTCAGCGTGGTGGAGGTGGCTTCAAGCGCGTCGATGATAAGCTGATCCTCGCGCCGCGAGATCGCCTTGGCGATGGAACCGGCCAGCTCCTCGCGCTCGGAGATGTTGGTTTTCGCATCATCGAACACGTCGGTGTATTCGGCGGCGTTCCAATCTTCGAGCGTTGCGGTCGCGTTGGTGTGCGCGAGGTTCATCGGCACAACGTCGGTCTGCTTGACGCGGCGGGTTGCCAGGCCAGCGGCCAGTTTCGGGAAGCGGTGGGTCGAGCCCACGACGCCGGTTTTGATCCGCACGGTATCGCGCAGCTTGCCCATATCCTGATAGGCGTGCTTCACATCAGCGTCGAAGCTGGCGATTGCTGCGGTGGAGAGAGAGGTGGACATTGCGTCACTCCTTCAAGGTTTCAATCGGGGGAGATCGAGGGCCTTGAGGGTCGCGGGCCTGTCGCCTAAGCCGGGTGCCGTTCCTCGCGGGTCTGCATCTTGTGCGCCAATATGCCACCAGCCGCGCGATCTGGCAAGCGTGCATAAAAAAACGCCCCGGCGGGAGGAGATTGCCGGGGCGTTCCAACAGGGAGGTTTCATACAGGCTCGCGCCCGCATCGCACCTATAGCACGCCGGAGCGGATCGAGCCAGTCGGTTGCGGCGAGTTGCCAAACGCCTTTTGCATCAGGCGTTGCGCCTCTGCCATTGCCGCGTCCTTCTCCGCGCCGGGCTTCATCTTGCTGGCCTGGGCGTGCCGGGAATAGGCTTCCTGCGGTGTCACCGATCCATCCGCGCCGTCGGCCATCGGGATCGGCTTCTCGCCCATCTCGCCGGTCAGGATGCGGTGGAAGATGCGCGCCGCGCGGCCGGTGCCGACCATTTGCGAGAACTCGGCAATGTCTTGCTCGTCCTTGAGGACGCCGCGCTGGGCCAGCTTCTCGGCATAGGTGCCGATGGTGTTGACGATGGTGCTGGCCTCCTTCTGGCCGACATCTTGCACCAGGCTCGCCATCTCTTGCTCGCCGCTGATCCGCGCCGCTTCCTCGTTCGACACGCCGATGGGCATACCGTTCTCCGCGATACCGGACAGGCCCTCGCGCATGAGCTGGGTGAACGCCTTGTCAGGGATGCCGAGCTTGTGCGCCGCCTTGCGGAACGCATCGACATAGGGCTTCGAGGCTTCGCTGTTCAGCTCCTCCGCGATCTTGTCGTCGTCGCCCTCGGGGTCGAACTTGTAGCCGTCGGGATCGTCGGGCACCGCGCCCTCCAGCTTGCCCTCGCCCTTGCCCTTCTGGGACAGCTCGCGCCGCGCGCCCTGGTAAGCCTTGCTCAGTTTCGCCAGCGTTTCGTCAGCCGACGAGCCCACCAGATGATCCGGCAGCTCCATGCCGTCAGGCAGTTTCCAGGCGTCACCTTCGCCCTCGCCTTCCTTGGTCTTGCCCTTGGTGGCAAAGTCCAGGATCGAGGAACCCTTGGAGCCGCCTTCTCCTTCTCCACCACCTTGGCCGTCACCTTCGCCGCCCTCGCCTGCTCCGCCTTGAGCGCCTTCGCCTCCGCCTTCGCCGCTCGCACCGCCTGACCCTTCATCGGCCGGGCTCCAAACGGGGGCGTGATATTGCCAGAATTTCCACATGCACGTCGTCTCCTGTTTCGCTGGGGTGTGGGTTTTCAGATCAGCCCGCGAGGAGCTGGTTCACCTGGTCGTTTACCTCGGCCTTCGCCTCGCGCAGCCGGGTGACAGCGGGCCATTCGGCCGTGCGGTTGCCGTCCTCGTCAGCGACGAACGCCTGGAGATCGAACTCCTTGATCGCCGCGTCCATCTCCTCGTTCAGCCGCGTGATCGCGCGCTCGATCCGACGGCGCGAGCCCCGGTTCACCTTGGAGCGCGTCAGCTCGCCCTCGACCGGGGCGGGCAACGCCGCCTTGGCCTCTGCAATCTTGGCCTCCAGGTCGGCCACCGTCTCGTTGCTGTCCAGCTCGATCCCGAGGCCCTTGGCCTCCTCGATCAGATCATCCTTCTTCGCCATTGCCTTCTCCTTCATGCGCCAGGGCGATGTTGTGAACGATATCGAACACGACTTGCGCCATGCCCTCACGGTAGAACGCCGCGTCCGGTCCCTGGCCTGGGATGCAGCGTGTTACGTTGACGTATCGGTTATACATATCCGCCAGCACCTCGCGCCCGGCAGGCGTCGAAAACACCACCGAGTAAAGCTCGGGATCGACCCCTTGCCGGATCGGTGCCTGGTCCTCGGTGCGGCGCATGAGATCGCGCCAGGCTTCGCTGTCGCCGTTCTGGAACAGGGCGTCGAGCCCGGTGTTACCGTCTGCCATTGCGCTGCGCCTCCTGCGCTTCCTGTTGCTCGACGGCCTGCGCTGCCACGTTGGGATCGGCTCCCTGGGCCGCTGCCCCTTGCGCCGCCGCCGCCTTTTTCAGCTTGACCTTCTGTTCCTTGGTGGTGCGCAGGTCCATCGGGACGTTCATCAGATCGCCCAGGCGCGGCGTGACTTTCTCCAGGTCCATCTCGAACGCCATGAGCTGATCGCCGCCAATGGCTTTCAGCATCTCCATGAAGCGCACGATGTTCTCGACCTCCTGCATGGCCTCGCCCCGCGCGAGCGGGCTTGTCATGCGCACCTCGATCAAGAACTGGTCGATCTTGAGCCCCTGGGTCGGCAGGATTTGCTTCGCCTCCAGGATATCGACCACGCGCTGCACCGACGGGATCACGAACTCGGCATAGAGACGGCCGAGGCCACCGGCCTGGTCTGCCACCAGCTCGCGGGCACGCTGCACGAACTCGGTCGCCGTGCGGATAGGGCCAGCCTCGGGCGGCAGGCTGTTGTCACCGATCACCTTGCGAATGTTCATGTGGAGAGTGTCCAGCACCAGCTCGCCAAAGTCGATCCGCTGGGGATTGTCGAGGCGCTGGAGGCTCGGACCGTCCGGCCCGCCGTTGCGGCGCACCTTGATGATCGAATAGGGCTTGATCGAGATCGGCCCGTTCACCGCCCCGTCGGTCGCGGTGTAGACGCCAGCCACGGCCACGGCCACGGCGCGAAGGGTCAGCTCCACGATCTTGTTCGCGGTGCGAATATCGGGCAGGGCGAACAGCACCGGCCCACGGCCCCGGTTCTCGCCAGGCAGCTTGGAATATCGCGGCGTGATAAAAGGCGACGTGCGGCTCTGGCGCTCGACCAGGCGGGCCTTGTCTGCCCCCTTCTGCCAGAACACCTCGTAGCGGAACGGCGCGTCCTTCTCGGCATAGTCGCGGTAGACCACCGAGGCGAGCTTGACCATCGGAGGCGTCGGCTTTTCGGCCTCCTCTTTCAGCTTCCCCGGCAGCGTGGCGTCGGGCCATTCCGTCGTGATCGCGTCGGCGCGCAGCTCGTGCCAGAAGAACCAGCGATCCAGCCGCCCGTTCGGCCCCTCGTAGGCGTAGAAGTGCGACATGGGCATGGCCTGGAACACCACCGGCTCGCCCAGGAAATCGTCGTTCGGCGTGATCTTCATCCCGCCCTGGCCGTAGTGCCAGTCGATGTAGGTTTCGTTCGAGGCGGTCGGGAAACCTGGGCCATTGAACACCGCCTGCACGATCTTGGTGATCGCCTCCAGCTCGGCCTTGCTTTCGTCCTTGGGCTTGCCCACGGCCTCCTGGAACGTCTCGTCGGGCATTTGCTCGGCCGCTGGCCCCAGGCCGATCTCAAACCAGTCCTGGAACTGCGGCGTGAAGTCGGAGGAGAGCCGGTTGGCCGCGCGGATCACCGACACCTGGGGCGTGCTGTCCCAGTTGTAAGCCGCCTTCTGCTGGCCTTCCTTCCGCTTCACGAAGTTTTCGCGGTCGGGGAACGTCAGCTCCATCGCCTCCTTGTAGATATCGTCGGAGGCTTCCTTGTCGCTCTTGGCCTTGGCTATCGCCTTCCAAGCCTTGTCAACGTCCCACTGTGCCACGATCAGCCCCCAAGCGTATCTTTGAGGCGCTGTGACAGGTTGCCGATCAGCATGTCCCGCCCTCGCGTGCCTGCACCGGCACCGCCGCCACGCTCGCCGCGCTGCTGCGCCCGGTTTGCTTCCTCGTTCGAGGTTTGCCGTTCGCGCCGCGCCTGCGCCGCCTGCTTTTTCGCTTCTGCCTGCGCGCCGTTGTCGCCGCCTCCGAAAATTCCGCCCATCATCGCCTCCATAGGTATAAGCTCAAGTCCCGCCCGGTCGGGGAAAACCCTGTCGCTGGCCCGCAATCTAGCCGAAAACCGAACCATTCGGCAAATCTAATCGCTCTTTCGTCCTCCGAGGCCACCCAGGCACGCAGCTCGTCATACACCGCGCCGCTGTCGCGGAAGATCGTGTAAAGCCGGAACAGCGGGCGAAGCTCGGCAGAGGATCGGATTGCAGCGCCCGGATATGAGACGAACCAGCCGCGCCGATTTACGTCGGGCATGATCGCCATGCTGGCAACGAAATCGCCGTGATCGTTCTCCAGGGTCCAGGCCCATTTAGCCGTCGTCGCCACCATCTCGGGCAAATACGGTTGAGCCAACGCTTCCGCTTGTTCCTCGGGCCTTAGCCTCTGCAACATCTCGCTCAACGTCCTGTTGCCGGTGATCCCCGGATGGAGCATTGCCATAGCCTTCATCTCCCTTGATGCGTCCGGCCCAATCGGCTTTCGCCACGGTGCGCGCCGCCAGTCTGCGGTTGCCGCCCTCCTGGTCGCTTGATCCCTGGAGGTGGTGCGGTTTCAGGTCCAGGTGGAACTCCTGGCAGTCGATCCGGTGCCAGACACCCTCGCGGATCGGCAGCTCGCCCACCACGGCGCGGATGAACGTCGAGCGGCGCATGTGGATGCGGCCCTTGCTGTCGGTCCTGACCACGCCGGAGCGCGGCCACACGTCGTCGTCATGCACCATGAAGCTCGGCAACATCGCCGCGTTGCCCTTGCAGGCGCGCATCAGCGACGGGATGGAAAGATCGAGATCGGGATCGGTCATGTCGCCACCTTGAACGGATTGCTGTAGAGCGTGCCGTCGGCAAAATGATATCGGCCACACTTGGCGCACGCCCAGCGCTTGTAGCATGGCTCCATCTTCTCCGGCACCGCCGCGTTACTTGGCCTAACGGCCTGCATTGGCGGAAAGACTGGCTCATACCAGACGCGCTCGTTGTCGTGCCCACACTCCTTGCAGATCATATCAGCCCCCATGATTTCAGTATCGCCTCGGCCTCGGTGACGGATCGCACCACGGCATAGCTCGCACCAGCTCGCGCCAGGTCGCGCTGGATATCCTTCTGCGCATCGCTCTGCCTGCTGTCGGCCTTGACCTCCAGGAAGAACGCGCGACCCTGCCAGATGATCTCGATATCCGGCCAGCCTGGCTTGGTGCCCAGCTTGCGCGCCTTGGCGATCTGGCGCGCGGCCTCGGCCCCGGCCATGTCCAGCTCGTTCGGGCTGTGGTGGTAGATCGCATCGCCTGGCAACGCGAGATCAAGGAGATCGAGGATCGCCTTGTGGATCGGCCCCTCGCGGTCCTGGCGCGGCGCGCTGTGGTCGCCGTCGGCCTTGTAGAACTCCTGGAGCTGCGCGGCTGTCATGCGCTTGCTCATGGCCGATGCCCCAACTCCCAGCGGCGATAGCTTGCCAGGTTCTTGATCTGGATCGCCATTGTCCGAGCGTCACCACCCTCGCGCTCCAGGATCGCAACGTGTCGGCCGTAGTGCTTGGCCGTGTGGCTCACGTCGCCCACCGTCGGGCTGTCCTGCAACGCTTGCTTGATCTGGCGAACTGTCACGCCCCGGCCGTTGCCCCGATCTGGACACGTCGGGCAGGTGTCGGGATAGACCTTGCCGCATCCCTCGCAGATGAACATGGCCTCGCTCATGTGAGCCACCAGATGAACGCCGCGACGAATAGCGCGAGCGTCACGCAACCTGCGGCAAGATCGGGCTCGACGCCCTCGAACCCTCCGCGCGAGGTGAAATGATGCCCCAGGAAGCCCGCCATGAACGACGCCCAGGCTCCAGCGGCGAAGATCGTCAGATATCCGATAAACTCGATCACTTGCGCACCTCCGTCTCGACCATTACCGGCGGATGCGCGGTGCCCAGGATCGTCAGACGAACCGAGCCGCCTTCCACCAGGGTTTTCAGCTCGGCCGGGCTCGGTTCCCAAAGGCTGACCATGACGGGATGCCCGTCCATCAGCTCGTCACGGATCGCAAGGCGGTGATACTCGTCCTGGCTTTCAGCAAGAACGCGGGTCGCGTGAAGCGGTCGCAGCGGGATCATGCTCTGCCCTCCGCTGGAGCCATGCCGGTGACGCAGCTTTCCGCGAAAGCCTCCAGCTCGTCGGCATACTGCGTGAAAATGCGCTGCATCGTCTCCTCGTCCTGGGGCGTCACTTCCTCGTCGGCCGTCAGGCTTCCCAGAACAACGCCCTGATACATCGTCGCGCCCGCATAGAACGCCTGCCGTAGCTGCTGGAGCTGGCTTTGCCCCATCGCCTGCGGCCCGCCCTTGTAGACCATCTGGACGTAGCCCAGAAACTGCCGCTCAACCAATCCTGGTTCCTTCATTCCTTCCCCTCCGCTCTGCGCATCCGCGCGATTGCGCGCCGCATGATCCGGCGGCGCTCGGCCAGAAGCTCCTCAATCGTCGCTGCTTTGCGCTCGATCCGCTCCTGAATTGTGGCAAGCCTCTGTTTTTCCTCGTCTTTCGCATGATCGCGCCACGGCGCGGGTATCGGTCCTCGGTCCACGGTGCGGTTCCACATGCTGCTAACCCCTCGATATGTGGCAATCACCATGCACCGCACCCCGTCACACGTCAAGCGAACACGTCAAAGTCGCCGTCGGCCTGGAAGGATGCCGGGCCTTTCCCAAAGTCCTGCCTGCCGCCCAGGCGGTCGAACTCGCCCACGCCCAGGAAGCCATAGCCCGCCCCGTCGCAGATGTGGCTTTCGTCGTTCTTGCTGGGCTTGTCGGCGTAGCGATCCTCGCCCGACACGGCCAGCCGCTTGAAGTGCCAGGCACCCATGAGCCCCTTGTGCAGCATCGGGCAGTTACGCTTGTTGACCAGGAGCCCAGGCTTGCCCTCGATCATCCGCTCGCATGGACCGGCCAGCGCCGCGATCCGCATCTTCGGGTCTTGGGTTGGCGCTGGCTCCAGGTTGATACCGTGTTGCGAGCGCAGCCAGTCGAAGCTCGCCGTCTCGAATATCTCGTCGCGCTTGCCACCCGCCGGATCGCCCCAGCCCTTGCCGGTCAGTCCCTTGGCGACGTGATCGGGGAAGTGCTGCACCAGCGCCTCGCCCACCAGCTCGCCAAAGCGCTTGATCCCCATGTCGAAGCACACCACCTCGCGGTGCGCCAACAACACGCCCTTGGGATGCCGCTGGAACAGGAGCGCCGAAGGCTGGAGCGTGCCGCCGCCAATGTCGGCCCCGATGTAGATCGGCTCGTCGGGCATGACGGGCAGGTGATCCACGCCATGCACCTGGCCGTTGTATTGCGGGACCACGCGCCGCCCGTCGGTCACGAACGTGTAGACGCCCTGGAGATAGCTCTGGATTTCCTCCAGCGTCTTGCCTGCCAGCGCGCGGCCGTAGTAGCTGCGCACCCCGAGCGGGTTCGAGCCAGCATCGACGCGGGACAGCGCGACCAGGTTCTCCTGCCAGGGGTTCACGATCCAGAACCGATCCGCCGCTCGGATCACCTCGATAGGGCACTCGACGCGCCGCACCTTGCCCCGATACCAGATCAGCACCTCGGCCGACGTGAGGCGCACGCCCTGATACTCGGGGAAATTCTCGTCCACGATCTCGGCACCGCCGCCCCTGGGCTTCACCTCCAGGACGCCGGGCGGTTGCTGGTGGAAGCTGTAGCCCTCGGGCGTCTCGCGGTGATGCCAGCCGTAGAGCCAATGATCGGCGTCAGGCGGGTTGGTGTCGCCCCAGATGCCGCTCCAGGTGGTCGGGCGCTCGTTCACCCCGAACCGGCCGACACGCTCGGTCAAGCGGGTAATGACGGATCGCGGCACCTCGCGCATCTCGTTGATGAAGGCCCCGGTCAGCTCCAGCGATAGGAGCTTCTTCACGTCCTTGGGCTTGTCGAGCGCGATCAGGTTGACCTCGATCTCCAGGTCGGAGTTGCGCGGCTGGATCATGTGCGTGGCCGGGGATCGCCAGATGATATCCCCGAACGCATCCGAGGGATAAATCTGTTGATAGGTCACGGCCGTTGTGGATCGCAGCTCGGGCATGGTGTTGCGGATCACCGCGAAGCGCGACCGACGTTTGCCGTCGTCGCTGGGCGCTTGCTCCTGGCCGAGATCGAGGATGCGCTGGAGGCCGGGCACCGACTTGCCGGAGCCGACCGGCCCGATGATGAACGACGCGAACGCGCGATCCTGCTTGTAGGCCCAGGCCACCGGGCTCGTCTCGTAGGTCCAGGTCTGCGTCACCATCCGGCCAGCTCCAACACCGTGAGCGCGAGCTTGATCGCCCCGGCCGCGCATGACGCCGCCAGGACGGAACGCCCGATGATCCGATAGGCCGTCACCGCTTCACCTTCGCCTTGATCGCCAGGTAATCCACGATCCTCTCCCCGTCCCCGTTGCGCTCGGCCGTGATCCGCTGCGTCAGGAGGCAGAGCCCGCGATCATGCAGGAGCATTGCCGCGCGCTTCACCGTCGTGGGCGCAGAACCGGCCGAGCCGCGATGATACACCACCAAGTCGCCAGGCTCCACGCGGTCGAGCGCCTGGGCGATCACCGCTTCCTCGCTGCCTGGTGCGATCTTCTCGATCCTGACCTCCTGCCTCACGCGATCATCCATGCCAGAGCCCCCCAGACGCCAAGCCCGACCGCGATCCAGATCAGGTGCCAAGCCAGCGGGCCGCGACCCAGCTCTGAGAACTCGCCCCGAGCCGGGCAATCCCTGCCTTGGTTGCAGTCGTGGTTGCACGGCGGACAGCGCAAGTCACTTGCGCCTCCTGTGCGGGCCGCTGAGCGCCCTTGCACCTTCTCGGCACCCTCGGCCCGCGAATGCCCAATCACGCGCCCACGCGGCGCTCCTGCGCTGTTCTCTGCCCTATTCATCGTCGTCTCCTTCCGGTTGCCACTTGGGGATCGCCTTGATCGCCTCCCCGTATGCGGGCGGGATCACTCTCACCTCGAAGCCGTCGCCCGTGCCGCCTTCTCGATCTTCTCGGCCGTAGCCGTGGTTCACTTCCAGGGCGAACTTGGCCCCGTTCGATGCCTCCCGAGCGTAAAGCGCTTCTTCTGCGAACTCTGCGATCCGCATCTTGGCGCGCGCGATGATCGGGATAAATGCTGGATCGCGTGGCTCGTCTCCCCTGCCATAGTGCATGAGCGTCACCCGTGTGCATCCGAGCGCGAGTGCGAGCCCTGCCATCGTTGGGGGCACCTGGTATTCTTCCTCGTATGGGTCTCCATCGCGCGGATAGATTTTGCGCTTGCGCACCCGGCTCTGGAAATACTCCTCGATCCTCTGCTCCAGCTCCTCGGGATCGGTGAAGGCGAGCTGCCCGCGTTTTGCCATCATGCCCCTCCTCGTTCTGCCAGGCGCTGCCGTAGGTGTGCGAGCGCTTCATCCCCGATGTTCTTCATGCCGCCCGACCGACCGCTATTAGCGGGCGGGGAGGGAGGGCGGCTTTGCGAACCCTCTCCCCCTTGGAACCCCCTCTCCGTGGTCTTGTCCGTGATCTTATCCGTGGTCTTGGTCTTATCCGTGGTCTTTTCCTTTTCCTTATTCTTTTCCGTATCCGTTATATCGCTAGGGCTTCCGATAGGGGTATGGGATAGGGGTATCAGTAGGGCTTCCCCGAGGCGGTCGAGCGTGTTTGCGTCGAGCCCGATCTCTTGCGAGGTGAGCATCGGTTCGAGCTTCATCTCCTTGACCAGATCAGCGGCTGTGCTGTCGAAACCGCCCATCGCTTCGAGGATTTTCTGGGCCTCGACGTGATCGCTGCGCTGTTCGCTGTGCCGGAGCCTTGATGCCTTCTCGCGCCATTCCTCGCGGCGCTCGAACATGGCAAGGATCAGATCGCAGGCGGCGCAGTCTCTGACGGGTGAGTAAGGCAGGGCCTGGATTATGCGCACCGGGCCTTGCAGGTGCTTTCGGCTGGAGATCGAGTTGAACCGGAAGAAGTTGACGATCTGGATCAGCTCCTCCTCGGGGTCGTATCGGATCAGGCGCGCGTCGGCCAAGTTGACGAACGCGGCGCGCACATCGTCGGCCGGAACTTTCAGCTCCAGCGCTGCCATTTCTGGCGGCAGGACAAACGCCCCGGCGCTGTTGCCGTGTGTGGTGGTGTGCAGGTAGAGGTAGACCAGGCGCGCGAGATCGCTTTCGAGCTGCCGAAACCTCTTGCTGCGCCAGATCGAGCTGGAGATGATGCCGAACTGTCTCACGGGATCACCGCCCTGACGGTTCCGGCACCGCCTCCAGGTTCTCGACCAGGGCGCGGATCGCATCGCCCTTCGACTTCCAGAGGTGATAGCTCGCGCCGCTCGCGCGCTTCATCTCCGCTTCCGAAAGCTCGGAACCACCGGCCAAGATGATCTTGACCGCAGCCCCCAGAACGTTGAGATCGGCGGCCATGACCGGCCCCGCGTTGTGAATGTGCAGGCTCATGCTTTGCTCCTGAATTGCGGGCACGCTTGCGCTGTCGCGCCGACGAACTGCGCGCCGTTCGACCTCAACAGCTCTCGCGACTTGGCGCAGCGGCCGTAACCCTTGGCCAGCCTACCATCCGACACGTCTCGGTCGGTGAAGTAATCGCAGGCGGCGCATTTCTTTCGCGTGCCAAGCTCCGGCCAAGTCACTTGGCCGGGCGTGTGCAGCTTCATCCGTTGTTCGAGATCGCTCATTCCTTCGGTGCCTTCTTCTGGAACTGTTCCCGGCGCAGCGTGACCGCGCCGCCCTCACCAATCTCCGGCGCTTCCTCGGCAAAGCGCATCGCCGTGACGCGCGCCCGGCTGAGAACCGTGGCCAGGTATGCGGCCAGCCGCTCCTCGGTGGTGTGCGTTTTCGTGGGCTCGAACTCCTCCACGATCCAGCGCGCGACCCTGGGCTTGACCGGGATCGTCACAGTGAAGTCGGCCGGGACCGTGGGCTTCGGTGCCAGCTCGTCCTCGGCGCGGATCATCGCGTCGGTGAGGCTGATCTTGCGCTCGGCTGCGATTTCGCGCGCTCTGGCCAGGATTTTTTCGTCTGTGTTGTCAGTCACTTGCTCACTCCTTGGTAAATTTCTCGCTTATATTTGCAAAATATCTATTGCAAGGGCAAGCGTGATCTGATCTAACCATTGTTGCAGGGCGTCGAGCCCGAGCGATAACGGAGGTTCCCAGATGCAATTTGACCTGTTCGACCAAGGCAGCGAAAGCCAGCCCGGCAACCGGCAAACCGATCTGGAGATGCTGATCGAGGAGAAAGCGATGAACCATTACGAACGGAAACAGGAAGCCCGGCGCGAGCGGTTGCTTGCAGCGGCCGAGCGGGCAGAAGCCCAGAGCGAGGCGGCATACAAGCGCGCCGATCTGCGCGAGGAGGTGTCCGGCATCCCCTTCGGCCAGCCGATCTTGGTCGGCCACCACTCCGAGGGACGGCACCGCGCCGCGATCCGGCGGGCAGACAACGCCATGCGGGCGAGCATCGAGGCCGATAAACGGGCCAAGGAACTGCGCGGCAAGGCGGCAGGTGTCGGCCAAGGTGGCATCAGCTCCGACGACCCCGACGCGATCCAGAAGCTTCAAGCCCAGATCGACGCGGCCAAGGGCAGTCAGGAGTTTATGAAGGCGGCGAACAAAGCGATCCGCGCAGCCTGGAAGCACGGCGTTCGGTTCGATGGCCCCGCCGAGGATATCGAGATCGCCCAGAAAGCGCTCGCCAAAGCCTGCGGCCGTGAGTTTTCCGAGGCCGAGGCCCGGTCGATGCTCAAGCCTGACTTTGCCAACCGGATCGGCTTTGCCGACTACCAAATGAGCAACAACCTGGCCAACATCAAGCGGATGGAGAAGCGGATCGCCCAGCTCCAGGCCAACGCCAAGCGCGCCGAGGCAGCAGGCGGCGAGGAAAAGCGGGTCCGGTATCAGGGCGTTTGCGAGGTGGTCGAAAACTTCGAGGAGAACCGGCTCCAGATCGTTTTCGACGGCAAGCCCAGCGCCGAGGTTCGGGCCGAGCTGAAAAGCAACGGGTTCCGGTGGGCACCCAGCCAGGAAGCCTGGCAGCGGCAGCTCAACAACGGCGCGCGCTACGCGGCCAAGCGGTTCTTGATCTCGCAAGGGATCGAAGCCTGACGCGTCGGTGAGGGGCGGCAAGCCCGCCCCCATCCCATGCGCCAGAACAGAGGAGAGCGACATGCAGTTTCGGAAACTTTTTGAAGGCAAGGCCAGCGAGGTCAAGACCTTCGAGCTTATCAATCGCGGGTATTCGCCGGACGTGTTCCGGGCCGGTGACTTCTTCGAGATCGGGGAGGAGGAATATTGGTATTTCCTGGAGTGCCTGCCCCCGATGGATTTCGCCCTGGGCGGCTTCTCCATGTGCGAGTTTGCAACCGGCAACCTGACCAACGCCTTTTTTGAGCGTGACGGCCGGTTCTGGTGCCTGACCATCGAGCGCAAGAGCGCGGCAGATTTCGACGCCTGGGCGCGCGCTTTCTCGCCGGTCGCTTTTTACCAGAACGAACGGGCCGAAGCATGAGCCGCAAGCCGCACTATGCCGAGATCGCGGACGCGACGAGCCAACACGCCGACGCTTCGCCCCCGCCCTACACCGCGCAGACCGTCACCAACAAGCACGGCAAGAACGTGTTGCGCTTGAGCTTTAAGAACTTCGAGGCGCTGGAGCGCTTTTTCATGGACGAGCTGATCGGCTCCGACGCCATGAAGGGCAGCGCCTCGAAAGTGATCGGCACCACCCTGCTGATCTGGGAACGCAACTGAAACCACGAAAGGACAACACCCCATGCAACACCTGTTCGAGACTATGACGGCCACCTGTGACGAGCTGGCCAAGCTGATGGCGGATCGCGGGATCATCATCCCGTCGGCCGCAATCGAGGCGCGCAGCGGCCACCGCACCGCGCGCGTGATGCTCAACTTCGCCAAGGCGGGCGATAGCTACCCTGGCCAGTATGAGTTTTTCACCGGCGACACCATCGAGGAAACCGTGGAGAAAGCCGAGGCGTGGGTGCGCAGCCAGCCGACGGCCGAGGAGCGTGCGCTTAAGGATGCGCTCGACATGACCGCCAAAGCGCTGGAGGCCAGCCGCAAGGCCGGGCTCGACACCGGCGAGGGAGCGGCGTTCGTCGCCCAGCTCGAAGCCATGATGAAGCGTTTGAGCGAGAACGCGATCACCGACCAGCGCGAGGCGAGCTGATGGCACGCGGAACCGCAACCCACAGCGGCGAGGAGATCGAGGTGGCGTTCAGCGCCACCGGCGTTCTCTCCGACTATGGCGTGGACCGCTCGCCAACCTGGATTGAGTGGGAGGATATCGAGATCGAGGAGCTAACGATCCTTGGCTTCAAGGTCGATCCGAAGATCCTGCCCGACGAGCTTGTGGAGGCGATCCGCGAGCTGGCCGACGAACTCGAATTTGAAGCCGAGGAGCCGGACTATGACTGACGCCAAGCGGACCGTTCCCCAGGTGGAGCTTGTCGCTTTCGTCCAGGATGGAGGCGGCACCACCCCCGCCACCATCTTGATCGAGGGCGCGGCACCGCTGTTCGCCCTGTCTGCCTTCGCCATGAAGGCAATAGCCAGCCAGCACCCGCACCTGGGCGGCAAGCCCATCGTGGCGCTGCGCTATTCGGTGGAGGCGCGGCCGTGAAGCGTTGCGCATGGCATGAGTGCGGCCGGGCTTTCGAGCCCGCCGACCCCC